AACCCGCACACCAGCATTGCAGCTCGCGCCCGGGAGATTCTGGACGAGCTGGAGCACCTACCGGCCGGCGCCGCACGCGCGGCCCTCGACCGGCTGAACCACCGCGCGGACCTGGAATTGGCGAGATCAGCCGCACCGGTCACCGCGCCAGTCACACCCGAACCCGAACCTGCCGAGTCTGGGCGCACCCTCACCCAGCTCGAAGCCTGGCTCGCAACCATCGAGACCGGAAAGTAAGCGCGAACCGCCACATCTGCACAGACCCAACCTCCGCAAGGCAGATGACCGCGCGGGAACGCTGAACGGGCTACCCGGAGATTCGGCACGCCGTCGGCGCATGGGGACTTCCAATCCCTTGCCCCGAAAGGCCCCCATCACCCATGACCACGTTCGACGAACTGATCCTCTCCGCCGAGGTGGAGCTGGATCAGGCGACCAAGCGCGGCGAAAAGGCGCTCGCCACCGTCAAGCTCATCCACGCCAAGGCACGGCAGGAAGGCCGTGCGCGGCTCACCGACGACGAGGACGCCGAGGTCGCCTCGGCGATGCAGTCGCACCAGCGGGCCGAGGACGACAAGAGGGGCGCGACAGCCAAGCTGGCGCAACTCAAGACGGCCAAGGCCGCCGAGGAGGCCGCCGACATCGCGATGCGCGATGTACGGGCGGACCCGCACACGGCCGCCTCGTCCAGGCCCGCATACGACCGGGTGGCCCGCGTCGGCGCCGAGGAGCGCACCTACCACGCCGGCAACTGCCGCCGCGGCGCCGAGTTCCTCCGCGACGTGCTGGGTGCCCAATACGGCAACAGCGTCGAGGCGCAGGCTCGCCTCACCCAGCACATGCGTGAGGAGCGGGTGGAGCGCGGCAAGTACCTGGAGCGTGCGGTCGGCACCGGCGCGTTCGCCGGCCTCACCGTGCCGCAGTACCTCACCGAGATGTACGCGCCTGCGGTCGCGGCGCGCCGGCCGTTCGCCGACGCGATGACGAAGCTCGACCTGCCGCCGCAGGGCATGACCGTCAACATCTCCCGCATCACCACCGGGTCCAGCGTCGCCAACCAGGCCAACGAGAACGACGCTGCGTCCGAGACCAACATGGACGACACGCTGCTGACGGAGAACGTCCAGACGGCGGCGGGGCGGCAGACCATCTCCCGGCAGGCGGTCGAGCGTGGCACGGGCATCGAAGAGGTGACGATGCGGGACCTGCAACGCCGCTACGCCACCAACCTCGACTCGACGGTCATCACGCAGGCAACGACCGGCCTCGCGGCGGTGTCGACGGGCAACACCTATGACGACACCTCGCCGACCGGTGCGGAGCTGTATCCGAAGCTGCTGGCCGCCATGGCAGGCTCGGAGGCCGCGCTGCTTGGCGAAGCCACCCCGGACCTGGCGGTCATGCACAGCCGCCGCTGGTACTGGCTGCAGAAGGAGATGACCGCGACCTGGCCGATGTTCGGCCAGCCGGGCATCGGCAATCAGAACGTCGGAGTGAACTTCGCCGAGCGCTACGGCGCCGGCTTCCGCGGTCTACTGCCCAACGGCACGGTCGTGATCGTGGACAACAACATCGCCATCAACCTGGGCGCGGGCACCAACCAGGACGAGGTGTACATCGCCCCGTCCGAAGAGTCCTACCTGTGGGAGGACCCGGACGCGCCGCAGTTCATCCGCAGCGAGCAAGCCAAGGCCGAGAACCTCGGCATCGTGATCGTGCTGTACGGCTACTACGCGTACACGCTGCGCCGGTACAGCAACTCGCACCAGAAGATCTCCGGTACCGGCCTCGTCACCCCGGCCTTCTAGGAGGACTCGGTGCACAGCTCGGTCTTCGCGTGGGTACCCCGGGCCTTGTCGGCGGACGAGGTCCGGGGCCGGCGCGTGCTGGAGGTCGGCTCGTACAACGTCAACGGGTCGGTCCGCCCGATCGTGCAGGGCTATGGGCCGGCCCGGTACGAGGGCGTCGACCAGACACCCGGCCCCGGCGTGGACCTGGTGATGCCGTGCGAACGACTGCCCGAGCTGTTCAGCGCCCCCGACACGTTCGACGTGGTCATCTCCACCGAGATGTTGGAACACGCGAAGGACTGGCGCGTCTGCATGCTGGCGATGGCCGCGGTGGTCACACCGGGCGGTCTGCTGATCCTCACCACCCGGTCGCCGGGCTTCCCGTACCACCCGTTTCCCGACGACCACTGGCGGTTCACCACCGCGATGATGGCCGCGATTCTCCCGGCCCTCGGCCTCGAGCCCCTGTCCATCGTGGACGATCCGGATCCTCGCGCCCCGGGGGTGTTTGTCAAGGCCCGCAAGCCGCTCGACTGGCAGCCGCCCGCGGCGACGGTCCTGGACGCGATCGACGCGGTGGAGGTGATCCGGTGAGGTTGCTGCGATCCTGGCCGGCGGACGTCCCCAAAGGACGGTCCTACGTGGTCGATGGCGTCGAGCGGCTCGTGATGACCGGGTACGACTACGCCGTGCTCGGCGACGTCGACGACGACGTGCTGCTGCTGGAGTGGGACATCGCCGTCGGTGAGGAGGAGCTGCGGGCGTTCGCGGCGCGCGCCGCCGACGAGCCTGGCCGGGTGCTTGCCGCGACGTACCGGCTCTATCCCGGCGGGTCGCTCCGGGACCCGAACCGGACAACGCCCGCGTGGTCGGCGTGGCGGTACAAGGTTGACCAGCACAACGGCGGGGTGGTCGAGGTTGAGCCCGGCGCGCCGGCAGCGCACGTCGTCGGCCTCGGCATGACCTACCTGCCGCGGAACCTGATCCGCAGGTACCTGGCCGAGCGGCAACCCGACTGGGGTTTCTCGGACATCGCGTTCTCCGGCTGGCACCACCGGTGCGTCACCCCGGAGATCGCGCTCGACTGGCAGGCCAGGCCGGTGCACCTGCACTACAAGACGCCCACCGTGGCGTGACGACGAAAGGACGCGTCCCCATGGCCGACGAGCCAACCACCCCCGACGCTCAGGACGACAACGCGACCGGCGCCGAGCCGGCGGAAACGCACGACGCCGACGCGCCGCGAGCACAGAACGAAGTGCGGCCGCACTTCGTGCCACCGCCAGCGCCGGGCAGCGACACCGACTCGCGGAAGCGGGCGCTCAAGACACAGCTCGCCGCCGCCGAGACCAGCGGCGACACCGACGCGGCCGACGAGCTGCGCGACCAGCTCGACGCGCTCAACACCGCCGGCCGGGCGGACGACCACGAGACGGCGGCGGCACGGCGGCGCACGGCGGCGAAGGCAACCGGCGCCGACGCGGCGACCACGCCACCGCAGGGCCGCGCCGCGCCGCGCAAGGCCGCCACCACCGGCAAGGCGAAGGGCTGAGGTAGCCGATGTCACTGTCCCGGATCCTGCAGAACACCGCGCAAGTGGTGCTCTCCCACACGTTCCGCGTGGATGAGACGGCCACCGACGCGACCGGGACGGTGGCGGCTACCCTCAAGCGGCTCGACGGCACCACCGTCCACACTGGCAACGCCACCTCGGCCGGCGCCGGCACCGGCACGTACAACTACACGCCGCCGCCGCAGGCACAGTTGAATGCGCTCACCCTCGACTGGTCGGGCACGGTCGCCGGCAACGCGGTCGTGGAGCGCGACATCGTGGAGGTCGTCGGCGGGTTCCTGTTCGATCTGGCCGAGGCGCGGGCGAAGCCTCCGGCGCTCGATGCGACCAGGTACCCGACCGCCATGCTGAAGGCGGGCCGCATCGAGGTCGAGATCGAATGTGAGCGGATCTGCCGCGTGGCGTGGGTGCCCCGGTACAAGCGGGTCGCCATCGACACCGGCTGGCGGTACACCGACAGGCTGCTGACCCCGGACACGCAGTTGCGGGCGCTGCGGTCGGTCACCGTGAACGGCACCACGTGGACCGTCGATCAGGTCAATGCCGTCACGGTGTCCGAGTCCGGCGTGTTGACCCTGCCGGCATGCCAGCCCTGGCCGGTCCGCAGCCGCATCATTCTGGAGTACGAGCACGGCTTCGACTTTCCGCCCGTCGACGTCGGCACGGCGGGGATGGTGCGGCTGCGTTCCCGCCTCGGCCTGTTCGACACGTCGGTGCCGTACCGGGCCATCTCGTTCACCTCCGGCGAGGGCGGCACCTACCGGCTGTCGACGCCGAGCAAGGACCGCACCGGCATCCCCGAGGTCGACGCCGCCTATGAGGGCAATGCCGTCGAGGTGGGAGGGTTCGCGTGAGCCTGACGAACGCCTATGTGGCCAAGGCCGCGCTCATCGACCTGCTGCAGGCGCAGGCCGGCGCGGGTGGCCCGCTCGACGGTGTCGACGTCACGTACGCCTTCCACGGCGGGGTGGGCTGGAAGAGCATTTACGGCGGCGGGTTCCGGTTCGAGCAGGCCGATACCGTGGCCGAGCCGGCGGTGATGGTCCGCGAGCTGGTGACGGTTGGCCTGTATGTGCGGGTGGTGAAACGGCCGGCGTGTGATGTGGAGGAGACCGACCTGGTCGCCGCCGGTATCGCCGCCACGGTGGGGCAGGTGCTGAAGGCCAACCCGAAGATGGCGGGTGGACTGTCCTGGGTTGGCATCTCGGGCGGGCAGGGCGACTACTCCCGCACCGACGACGAGACGATCTCGGTAGCGGCCTATCAGGTGCTGTTCGGCGCCCACCTGGTGTACGGGTGACCTGCCGTGGCTAGCGATGTGCGTGTGGTGCCCCGGGACCGGGAAATCCGCAACCTGGTCACCGATCCGGGTATGGGCGATCTGCTGTTGGAGTCGGCGGCACCTGTGGTCTCGGCGGCGAGGGCGGGTGCGCCGAAACGCACAGGTGCCGGTGCGGCCAGCATCCACCCGGAAGCGGTGCTCGACGGTCCAGAGTGGACAGTCCACGTGTCCTGGTCGCAGGCCCGGTTCTACATGTACTTCCACGAGCGGGGCACGAAGCATCTGCCGGCCCGCCCGTTCCTGGTGCCGGCGCTGGAGGGATTGAGCCGATGACGGAACTGATGCGCCAGGAGGCGCCGTTCCCGCAGGCGCTGGCCAAGCTGGTCGACGCGGTGGTGTACAAGCCAGGCTGGACGTTCCGACTGTACGACCTCGACCGCGGTCAGGGCAGCGTCGGCCTGACACTGGTCATTACGGTGCAGACAGCAGATAGCTACCACCCCGAGCGGACCATCCGCGTGCAGCACTACATGACCGTGCCGCCGGCCGCGTTCGACGCCCGGTCGTGGCGGCGGTGGCTGTTCGATCAGGTGCTGCTGGTCGAACGGCACGAGGCGTGCGAGTTCTTCCAGCTCGACGGCGACCGCCCGTATGCGCCGAGCCATGGGCCGGGCAATGACCCGTACCTGATCCGGGAGGTCGCCACCGACGAGGACCGGCGGACGTCGTTCCGCGGCGAGATCAAGGATGAAGGAGAGGGCCGGTGACGCAGCCTTACAACCCGGAAGACGATCCGGACCTGGTGGCCTACCAGGCCGCGCAGGCCACGGAGTACGGCACGTGGGTGGCCGCGCAGGACATCTACGTCGGCAACGCGTGCGCGTACCGGGCGGGTGACCCGGTGCCGATCTCGAACGTCGAGCGGCACGGCTACGAGCGCAACAGCCTCGTGGTCAAGCGGGACAGCGACGAGGGCCGGGCGTTGACCGGCGAACCCGCGCCCGAGCCTGAGACGGCCGCCGCGACCAAGAAGGGCGGCGAGAACACCGCGACGACCGGGAAGGCAGGGAAAGCCTGATGTCGCTGTCGACCGCAACCCCCCTCGTCCTGACCGATCCCGGATTCCTGTTCTGGGCACCCCTGGCTACCGCTGAGCCGCTGCACGCCGCATTGGCGTCGAGTTACGACGCGGACACCTGGCCGGTCGCGTGGATCAACCTCGGCGCCACCGAGGACGGATCCGAGTTCGCCTACGAGTCGAAGCTCGAAGCTGTGAAGGTGGCCGAGTTCTTCGACCCGATCCGGTGGAGCACCACAGAGCGCAGCGGGTCGTTCGCGTTCAACCTGGCGAACTACACGCTGAACAACGTCAAGCGCGTGTTCAACGGCGGAACCCTCGCCACCGTCTCGGGCACGGGCGTCACCCTCTCATCGAGCTACACGCCGCCGTCGCCTGGCGCGGAGGTACGGGCCATGCTCGGCTGGGAGTCCCTCGACCACACGCTGCGGCTGATCTGCTACCAGACGATCAACGGCGGCACCGTGAAGTCCGCGTTCAAGAAAGCACCCTCCATCGCGGTCCTGCCGTGCGAATTCCAGTTCGAGATTCCCGCGTCCGGGATCCCGTGGAAGATGTACGGCGCTGGCACCGCCCGACTGGGGACCTGACAGCCATGACCAGCAGACACCTCGGCGACCTCGGCACCGTCCGGGAGCCGCTTGAGCTCACCTTCGGCTATTTCGGCCTGGTCGTCCGCGTCCACCCGGACGTCGGCGACCTTGACCTCGTCGAGTTCATGATGAACGCTTCCGGCGTCGACGAGGCCGACCAGGTGCAGGGCATGCTCGCCCTCGGCCGATACCTGAAGAACCTCGTGCACCCCGACGACTGGCACACTTTCTGGGCAGCGGCCAAGGGCAACCGGCAGAGCCTGAAGGATCTGATGTTCACCGCCCACACCATCCTGGAGGCGGTCACGGAGGAGACGACCGGGTTCCCTACTGGGCAGCCGTCCGCCTCATCCGGTGGGCGGCAGAGCACCGCGGCGAAGTCACCGGGCGGCTCATCCTCGCGGGACACCACCCGGCAGGCGCTGCAACTGCTCAAGGGTCGTCCGGACCTGCAGGTCGCGGTGCTGCGGGCGCAGGAGGCCGGGAAGGACCAAACGGCACTGACCGGCTGAGCCTCGCCGAGCTGTGCGCCGTCGTCTACGTGTGGCAGTTGGAGGAGCTGGAGCGGCAGGTGTCGAGGCAGACGCTGGCCGCGACCCTGGCCCGCACTATGGGCTCCGCAGTGGACATTCCCGATCCGGAGCAGGTGCGGGCTGATTTCGACGCGGCGCTGCGCGCGGCGCCGAGGCGGGTCAGCCCACGGGAGATGGTGCTGCGCAAGGCGTTGGGATTGCGTAGCCGGTGAAGGAGGTGAACGGCGATGGGCACCCTCGCTGACGCGTTCATCCGCCTGCGCCCGGACGTCGACCGGTTCGGTCCGGACCTCAAACGCGACGCCGAGCCGGCGGCGCAGGCGGCGGC